TTTTACCTCCTGGTGTTACCACCAACAACTATACCAAACTTTACGACCTTCTTGTAACCAGGCAAGGGCCTTAGTACAAAACTCAAGGTCATAGGCCACCGATTCACGGGCGGTTTCGTTTTGCCACTCATGTCCCCAAAAGAAACCATCTTTTGCTTCTGGCAAAGAAAAAGTTTCTAGTTTCTGTTTGAGCTCATGAATGTCAACTTCATCTAAATAAAGATTCTCACAATTGAACTCGCAACCCATAACGCCGGCAGGGGCCTCGAGCCCTTGTTTTTGATACCAAAGTTGACGCATGAATTCCTGCAACTTTGCATGTTTTCTCCAACGAAACTCAACGACATCTTCTTTTTTCTCGTCGTTGACCCATCCTGCATTCATATCTAATCCCATAATATTTACTCCTATAAATTAAAGGTGGTTCGTTTGCGGACTGGAGTGAACCACGCTCTTCAATGAAGGGATAAAAATAACTAATAAAACCCTCGTCCTTATGTCGGTGCTGGGACCTTTTCATCTCCCAGCTGGGTGTTCGGTAACCAACCCCTACTCCCTACAATTTTTATATCACCCCACCAACTCCGAGTAAGTAGGTTGGTGGGTAGATACGCATTAGTTTACAACGGGTGCAGTATGCGAACTGCGTCTGTAGCTACTAGTATGGTGCTGGGTAGGTTAACGGGGACCGAAAAGGTTTGTTAACCGTGCTCCCCCAGATTCACCGCTACAGCCCGAGGGAGGTGAGCCAACCCTGTTGGGTTTAGGCTACCTCACTACCGTTGTAGCTATTATGGGCGTCGACCTAAGCTACATCCGATACATCCAATGCGCTGTTCGCATTGCGAGTCATGACTCGAGCACTAAACTTGGAAGTGTCTACGATGTTTTTGTAGTTCCACTCCGCAAGTCTTTGCAATCTCAGCTCGACTTGAGTTTTTACTCTATCGGCTTTGATTGAGACATCTTTAAGACCAAACTTGTCATCAAGCTTGTCCAGCGCACTAGATATCATTCTAGCTTTTCTACCGAGCTGAAGCATTTTCTCTTCACGTTCGATTAGCCAGTCTGGTATCTCTTTGGACTGGTCTGTCTCAGCCATTGATTCTTTGTACTCAAAGACAATAGATGAGAATTCAGCCCAAGTTCTGGTAGCCAACTGTAAAAAGTTGATACCGGTTGTTTGAGGGTCAACTTCAAGTAATGGAGACTGACCAAGAACAACTGATTCGACTTGAGCATCGAAGTATTCTTGTTCTTTGGAAGCGACGTCTTCATCTTCTTTGTTGAAGGTCATCGGCGTACCATACTTTTCGTTGAACACTTTCATAATGCCGTCGATTCTGCCAGCATTGAAAGTAGGATTACCCTCGTTGTCCAGCGTGTATTTCTTGTAGAAATAGTCTGGAAGGACAATGTCGTCCTGAGTTGCTCTGCTTTCAGAGCCCTCTGGGTCGCCATTGGTATCAGGAATGAACGCTGATTCTGGAGTTGATTGCTCAGGAAGCAATTCTCCGTTCTCACCGTTCGCCATATCAATCTCGACCTCAACGTCTGCTGGGTCGAATATATCTGCACCTTTACTCATGTTTACCTCCTTGTGGTTTAGTTGAGTGTTGGTTTCTATTTGCAATTACTTGCAACACTTCCGAGTTCTTCAACTCAGGAATGTACAAGTAATTACTCGCTTGTCGACGAATTGACTCGTCGAGTTTTACTTCTTCCATATATACCTCCTTATGGTAGAAAGAAATCTAAATCAGCCTGGTCCTCAATCTGTCTAGGTGGATTCCAGTCGTGCGGAGGAACGCAACATGGTTCGTTTAGAACCAGACGCATTGCCTCACCTAAATGAAGCGGTTGATAAACCCAGTTGTGTCCAGACCAACCGTCGTAGCCACCGAAGATTTGACCGGTGTATTCTTCAATCAAGCCTTCTCTATGCCAATGGTATTTGCATACGTTGACGAGCGTCGAATAGATTTTCATCTCGCCGTAGTGGATAAAGTTAGTCTTAATTGACTTCATTGGTAGACTATTAGCTGGCCTTGGGTAGGCGCTGTCGAACTGATAGTCACATATTTCACAAGACTCAAACTGAGAACCCTGTGGATACAGGTCAGTAAGAGTCTTATCGTTAGAATTGTAGAACATAGTTTTTCTCCTTAGTTACACTTCCCCAACCTAAGACATCGCCCACCCGGGCGATGCCAGCTGTAACATTTGAACGTAAGAATGCGGGTTTGCGACGGTTTGTTACAGCTGTTACAGCTAGTTTTAGAGTACTGTAACAGCCGGAAACCTGCGTGGTTGTACTGTCTGCGTGGATTATGTTACATGTTACAGATGATTTATGTTTTCGAATCATGGTCCACGGTCGACGGTCGTTATGTACAACCTCTTACCGGTTCTTGCTGTAACGCTGTAACATCACAGGCATAAGACATGTTGAAACCCGCACCGTTGCTGGCGAAACGCATGTTACAGTTGATGTGTTACACATGGGGTTTTTAGCTGTAACACGTGTAACATGGTTTCTGGACCGAGGTGCATGGGCCATATCTCCCGATTTTTACAAAAAAGCCCCATTGCGGGGCTATGATAGTAGTTGTAAGTGGGATTATTTGATGATTCGCCAGACTGCGAATAGTTGAACTAGCGCCTGAATAGACGCTAGAGTGAAGAAGATGATGGCTGATACTTCAAGCATCTTTCTTCTCTTTGGCTCGTTTAGTCGCGTAACCATCTTGAACATGGTCTAAGGCTTTGTGACTAAGAGCGAGGAGTTTACCAGTTCCACGAAGAAGTAACCGCCCACCTCTGAAGGTGAGCGATATAGCGTCTCGAGAAACTCCGAGCAATGTTGTTTTAGGATTCTTCATTGCTGTTCTCCTTTATTGCGAAGAGAAAGAATTCGGTGTGATAGCTGCCGTCTTCTTTCAATGGAACGAAGTCGAAGTTGACTTTATATCCACCACCAGCTTTGGTAGGGGATGCGTTGCCAACTCTAGGCCAGCTAGCTTTGGTAACTTTCTGACCATCTTCAATCGTCTCGTACTCTTTGCGAATACAGACGTTGTGCGTTATTTTTAGATTACTCATTTTATTCTCCTATATAAGTAATTAATGTTCCAAGGAGCCTTTCTCCCTAGAATCACTACCATGACCTAAGACAGGTCCCGCCTAGGGGCCTGCTGCTTTCTGACTGACTATGAATCTCGGACAAGGTTCCACGGTCGGTAAATATAAAACAAGGTTCCAAAAATGGAATCGGGGAACGGGGGTACGAACATAGAAGTGTATAGCCAATGGCTCAGCGATATAATTACTAATTTTCAAAAAAAATTTTCACAAAAAAATTTTCAGTGACAAATGTGCCGTCTTTCTAATATAATTCAAATTACATGCGTTTATTAGACGAGGACAGACCTACAGAAGTGACCGAGCAGGATAGAGCTGAGTTTCAATCTCACCTACCATATGCAGGTTTACATCTGAACGAGCTTTCGGTTCAAGAAGAAAGATTGATTTTATTTCACTTACGGGGAATGACCAAAGCGGCCGCGGGCCGTGCTGCGGGATACAGGGATGTCGACCGTGTTTATGCAATCTTCAAAACTGACAAAGTACAAAAAGCACTAACGTATTTGCGTAATGAAATGCGCGAAGAAGTTAAGTTCGATAAGAACACAGCCACCAGTATGTATTTAGAAGCACACCGCAAATCGGCGACCGCGACCGAAGAAAAAAATGTTGTCGATTCGTTATGCAAGCTCCACGGTCTATTTATGCCTGATAACGCAACTCAAATAAATATCAATGTAGATAAGGTAGAACAACTAGAAAGATTATCGGATGCGGAACTGTTAAAACTTGCGGGCACAGACACACAATATTTAGAGCCATCCAATGACAAACAAGACTGAGTGTAAACGTTGTAAAGGGCTCTATCCTGAAACCCTTATTCTCCTCGATGATATATGTGTCTATTGTAGGGCAGACGAGGTTGAAAAAGTGCCCGAGCCCCAGCTGAAGTCTGAACCGGATCGAAAGAAGCAAGCAGACTTATCCGCACAAGTAAAAGCGGAACAAGAACTAGCAAAAAGAATCTTATCACGTAAAAGGTTACTCCCATTTGTTGAACGTTTTAATCCTGATTATTTAGCAGGCTGGGTACACAAAGACATTTGTCAGCGGCTCGAAAAGTTTAGCGAACAAGTAGCTAATAAAGAATCACCTAGATTGATGCTCTTTATGCCGCCTCGACATGGTAAATCTACATTGGCCAGTGTGGCATTCCCTGCCTGGCATTTGGGTCGACACCCCCATCACGAATTTATTAGTTGTTCGTATTCGGGATCTCTTGCGATGAGTTTCTCAAGAAAAGTGCGTCAACTACTTAGAGAACCAGTATATAAAAATGTGTTCGAAAAATCTAGACTCGATAAGGATTCTCAGTCAATAGAATCATGGCAAACGACCCAAGGTGGTGGTTATGTAGCCGCTGGTGTGGGTGGTGGTATTACGGGTAAAGGTGCGAACGTTTTGGTAATCGATGATCCGGTAAAAAACCGTGAAGATGCAGAGTCGGATAACAACCGCGCAGCGACCTGGGATTGGTATACATCAACCGCGTATACACGTCTATCACCTGGGGGTGGCATACTCGTAATTCTTACGCGATGGCACGATGATGATTTGGCGGGTAGGTTGTTGAAGCAAGCCGAAGATGGTGCTGACCAATGGGAAGTGATTCGGTACCCAGCGATTGCAGAAATCGATGAAAATTTTAGAAAACAGGGTGAAAGTTTACACCCCGAAAGATATAATGTAGATGCGCTCGAGCAGATAAGGAAAGCCATCGGTCCACGAGATTGGTCTGCTCTGTATCAACAGAATCCAGTATCCGACGAAGGCGATTACTTTAGCCGAGACATGATCCGTTATTACGAATATGATGAAATTGATACTGCAGAACTTAATTACTATTGTGCATGGGACCTTGCGATCGGACAGCGTGACCGGAACGATTATTCAGTTGGTATTGTTGTCGGTATTGATGAATATGATCATCTATATGTTGTTGATGTCGTTCGCGGTAAATACGATGGCTTCGAGTTAGTTGAACAAATTTTAGACTTGTATGAAACTTGGCGCCCGGGTATAGTAGGCATAGAAAGAGGTCACATTGAAATGGCCTTGGGTCCCTTCTTGCAAAAACGTACTAGGGAACGTGGATTAAGCGAAGCATACTTCAAAGACCTAAAAGTAGGTCGAAGAGATAAAGAAGCAAGAGCGCGTGCGATTCAGGGTAGAATGCAACAAGGTATGGTATACTTTCCAAAGGACGCTGTTTGGACTGGAACCATGGTTGCAGAACTTTTACGTTTTCCAAATGGAACCCATGATGACCAAGTCGATGCCTTGGCGTGGATTGGTTTAATGATGACAGAATTTGCGACGTTCTATGAACGACCGGAGCATGTTCCATCTTGGAGAGATAAGTTAAAATATTTAACTAAAGGCGAAAAACATAAATCATCGATGAGTGCTTAATGGCAGAGTATAAAAAACCTAAAAAGAAACTCGATCCGGCAGCTGAGCTAGACCTCGCTAAAAAACAATGGGAGTGTTATAGCCGAGCTCGGGATAACGGACATACAGATTATATTGAAATCGCAAAACGTTGCGAT